CTCGGCGCGAGTTTCTGGGGAGTTTTGAAAAATGGGAACGCGAGGTCCGATCCCAAAACCGGACAGCAGTGAAACCAAGCGAGGCAGGAACACGCGGCACCGCAAGGCCCCGACGCCCAAGCTGACCGGCGAGTTGGAGGTCCCGGCGACCGTCGCGGCCCGGCCCGCAGCCGCTCGGTTCTGGACGATCCACGCCCCCTCCCTGGCTGATGACGGCCGGCTCGGCCCCGTCCAGGTCGAGACGTTCGGGATCCTCTGCCACCTGTTCGCGGACTGCGAGCAGCTCACCGAGCAGCTCGGGTCCGAGGGCTGGATCACGGCGACCGAGAAGGGACAGGCGGCATCCCCCGTGGCAAAGCTCCTGCGGGACGCCCGCCGGGACTACGTCGCGCTCGCGAAGGAGTTCGGCCTGACCGCGGCGGCCGCCGCCCGTATCCCGCAGGAAGCCCCGAGTGAAGAAGAAGCCGACACGCTCCGCGCGTTCATCGACGGCACCGCGTAAGAAGGCGGCGAAGCCAGCCTGGACCAGGCGGCCCGACTACGTCCCCGGCTACGTCTGGGAACAGCGGCGTGCGGATCGCGTCGTCGATTTCATTCAGAGCCAGGTCGTGATGACCGCCGGCCGCAAGTTTGCCGGGAAGCCGATGCGGCTGATGCCGTGGCAGATCCACGACATCGTCGAGCCGCTGTTCGCCTGGGTCGACGACGACGGCCTCCGCCGCTACCGCCGCGCGGCGATCTACGTCTCGAAGAAGAACGGCAAGTCGTCGCTGATGGCGGCGCTCGTGCTGTACTTCCTGCTCGCGGACCAGGAGCCGGGAGCCGCCGTCTACGGTGCGGCCGTCGACCGGATCCAGGCCGGCATCATCTACCGCTCCGTCGCCGCCGCCGTCCGGGCGAACCCGCAGCTCGCGAAGGCCCTCGAGGTCGTCGACAGCCGCTCGACGATCGTCCACCAGGAGACGAGCTCGCGCTACGTCTGCCTGGCCGCCGACTCCTGGCGGGCCGAAGGCATCGACGCCTCGGCCGTCGTGATTGACGAGCTGCACGCCCACCGGAAGCCGGACCTCGTCGAGGCCCTTACCTATGCCGGGGCCGCCCGGGCGCAGCCGCTCGTCGTGGCGATCTCGACCGCCGGCGAATCGCGGAACGGCATCGGCTATCGGTGGTACCAGGACGCGAAGCTGGTCGAGAAGAATCCCGAGGCCAACCCGACGTTTTTCGGGAAGGTCTACGAGGCCCCGCAGGACGCGAAGGACTACGCCAGCCCCAAGATCTGGCAGGCCGCGAACCCGTCGCTCGGCGTGACGATCAGCGAGAAAGACTTCGCCGACGACTACGCCGACAGCCTGACCAACGCCCGCAAGCGGACGGCGTTCCTCCGCTACCGGCTCGGCGTCTGGGCACAGTCAGACAATCGCTGGTTCCAAGACCCCGACAAGTGGGCGGCCTGCTCGACCGGGCCGCTCGCCCCGACCGACGGCCGCCCCTGCTGGGTCGGCGTCGACCTGGCGAGCAATCTCGACATGACGGCGGCTTGCTTCCTGTGGAAGGAGAGCGACGGCAGCTACTTCGCACGGTGGAAGGTCTGGGTCCCCGAGGAAACCGTTCCGGCCCGCGAGCGCGAAGGGATTCCCTACTCGACGTGGATCCGCGACGGATGGGTGACGCCCACGCAAGGGGCGCGGCTCGACCATGAGCACGTCGCCCGCGACATCCTCGAGGTCGCGGAGCAATCGCGGATTGTGGCCGTCGGCGCTGACCCGTGGCAGGTCGGACCGCTCGCGACGCTACTTCAGCGGGCGGAGGTGGAAGTTCAGACTGTAGCCCAGCGGACGGGCACGCTGAACGCCCCCTGCAAGCTGCTCGAGGCGCTCGTCGTCGAAGGGAAGCTGCGGACGGGCGACCCGCCTAACCCCGTCGCGGCGTGGTCGGCCAACCACGTCTGCGTCTACACCGACCCGACGGGGATGATCAAGCCGGACAAGGCGAAGAGCACGGAGAAGATCGACCCGATCGTCGCGCTCGTCAACGCCCTGGCGATCGCGAGCACCAGCGACGAGGGCAACACTGACCCGGCCGCCTGGCAGATCATCGAGCTATGAGCAAGACCCGCAAGACGCCCGCCCCTAAGAAGCCGCGGGCGCCCCGCCGGCCGGCCGCCAGCCACGAGCCGCAGACGTTCTCCATGCGGTCGCTGTCGCTGGTCGATCCGCTCGGCCTGTTCGACTCGTCCCTTGCCGGCAAGCCCGAGACGGCGATCCGCGTCACGGCGATCCTCGCGGTCGTCCGGTTCCTCGCCCAGGCCGTGGCGTCCATGCCCGGCCACATCGTCCGGACGCTGCCCACCGGCCGGCGTGACGCCGCCGACGACCTGCCCGTCGCCTACGTCCTGGGCAAACGGCCCAACCCGTGGCAGAGCTCGTACGAGTTCTGGGAGTGGGTTGTCTACACGACCGCGCTCTACGGGAATTCGTTCGCGAAGATCATCCCCGGCCCGCGGGGCTTCTGCTCCGAGCTGCGGCCGCTGCACCCGACACGGATCAAGGTCGAGAGGTTGTCGGACTACTCGGTCCAGTACTCCTACTTCGAGGCGGACGGCCGCTGGAAGCCGCTCCGCCAGGGCGAGGTCCTGCACGTTCGGTGGCTCTCCGAGAACGGCCTGGTGGGCATGGCGCCGCCCGAGCTGTGCGCGACGTCGATCGCCCTGGCCCGGTCCATCGACAGCGCGGCGACGAGCTACTGGGAGAACAGCGCCCGCCCCGATCTCGTCCTGGAGACGCAGGAGACGATCCCGGCCGAGGCCGTGGCCGCCCTGCGGCAACAGATGCGGGACCTCTACGGCGGCACGGGCAAGCGCGGGTCCGCCGCCGTGCTCCCCCGCAAGATGCAGCTCAAGACGATCGACGGGAACACGGCCGAGCAGTCGCAGCTCATTGAGCTGCGAAACGCAGTCGTCGCCGACGTGGCCCGCTGCTGGGGCGTGCCGAGCACGCTGATCGGCGACGCGACGATGAACAAGTGGAGCACCGTCGAGCAGGAGCACCTCTCCGCACAGGTCTGGTGCCTGCTGCCGTGGCAGCGCCGGATCGAGGGCGCCGTCGACCGGACGATCCTGTCGACCTACCAGGAGCAGGGCGACTCGGTCTACTTCAAGCTCGACAACCGCGGCCTCCTGCGGGGCGACACGGCGAGCCGCGTGCAGCTCTACTCGTCGCTGTGGCAGCAGGGCGCGATCAGCCCCAATGAGATCCGCGACCTCGAGGACCTGCCCCTCCTCGACACGCCGGCCGCCGACCAGACCTACGTCCAGCTCGGGTTCTCTACGCTCGACAACGCCGCCGCGGCCGTCGCGATGCCGGGGGCGCCGGCGGAGCCGCAGCCGACGCCAGACGCCGAGGACGGCTACGGCGAGAGCGTCGACCAGGCCGGCGGGTTCTCCGTCGGCCAATACGTCTACTGGGCCGACGGCGAGGGCACGATCGAGCACCTGATGACCGCCGGCCTTCTCGGCGTCGAGGGCTCGCCGTTTGCCATTCAAGCGACGCCGGACGACCCGGCCGCCCTGGTCCGGATTCATCGCGACGGCAGCGCTACGGAGCTGCTCGTCGGCAAGCGGACGGCGGAGCTGTCCGCGGAGCCAGTGTAGGAGGGAACCGTGAACACGCCCGAGCGCCGCTATCTGCCGACCAACGACTACCCCGACGCGATTCGCGTCGAGAAGCGTGACGGCCAGCCGACGATCCTCACCGGCATCTCCCCGCCGTGGGACTCGCTGTCGGCCGACCTCGGCGGCTTCCGCGAGAAGTTCTCACCGACCGCGTTCGACGGCATCGTCGACCGGCACCCCAACGACCCCCGCCCTAAGCTCGACGTCCCGTTCCTCCGCGACCACGACCCGAGCCTGATCACCGGCCGGACGACGAACGGCCGCCTCGAGATTTTCAAGGACGCGAAGGGCCTCGGCTACCGCCACGACCCGATCCAGACCTCGGCGGGCCGCGACCTGCTGATGCTCGTCGAGGACCGCACGATCACCGGCGCCTCGTTCGCGTTCACGACCGCCCCCGACGGCGAAGTATGGACGGAGGACGACAAGGGCAATCCGATCCGGACGATCTACCGGGCCTCGGGCCTGTACGACATCTCGGCCGTGACGTACCCGGCTTACCCGAGCTCGAGCATCGCTCCCCGGTCGCTCGACGCCTGGCGGGCCGCGCGTGGAGTTGTCGGCGAGTCGTCCGGCCTCACGATCTCTCTCGACTACGACCAGACCTACACCGCGGCCCCCGGGCTCTGGCGGTCGTTCATCCTCGACGCCGGCAACCGCGGCGCGAAGGTCGTCTGCATCACTCGCCGGGCCGACACGCCCGAGAACCGGGCCGCCGTCCAGGCCGGCTTCGGTGACGCGTATGAGGCCCTCGCCGGCGTGGTGCTCTGCGGACCCGACACGCTCAAGCGGGCGGCCGCCGAGGCCGCCGGGATCGACGTCGATATCTGGATCGACGATTCGCCCCAGCTCATCGGCGAGCCGGCGAAGCGTTCGGTCGTGGCGACGACGGACATCGGCCGCCGGGCAGCGGCCGCGGCAGCGATCGCGAGGCTCCGTCATGCAGCCGGCTAACTGCCAGCGGTGCGGGGCACGGATGCGGACGGTCTCGTCCAAGCGGCACGGGACCGCCCAGGTCCAATACCTCGCCTGCACGGCCTGCCCGGCGAAGCGGTCCCGGGTCGTCGACGCGGCCCACGTCTGGAGGAGGAAGAAATGATCTCAAGCGCCCCCGCCCACGCCGCGAGCGACGTCGCCGAAGTCACCGAGAAGATCTCGGCGTTTATAGCGGTCGCCCGCGTCAAGGCCCGCGACGGCCTGACGGTCGCCGAGTTCGGCGAGCTGACGGTCGCCCTGATGCGGATCGTGATCGCAGCGGTCGACGTCCTGGCGATCGACGGCAGCCGCCGGAAGGAGGTCGTCCTCGAGGCGGTGGCCGCCCTGTTCGACGCCGTGGCCGACAAGGCCGTCCCGACGCTGGCCTGGCCGGTCTGGTTGATCGTCCGCCCGACCGTCCGCCAGCTCGTCCTCCTCGCGGCCGCCGGCGCCGTCGAGAGCCTCCTGCCCCTCGTGAGGATCGCCTCGTGACGTCCGTCGTCCTGCTGATCGCCGCCGCCGCCGTGCTGCTCTGGCCGTCGCTCTCCGAGCGGTTCGGGAAGCTCACGCTCCCCAAGCTCGACGGGAAGCAGCTCGTCGCCCTCGGCCTGGCGGCTGTCGGCGTGGCGCTCCTGTTCACCGGCCGGTCGGCCGGCCCGACGCCGGCCCCGCCCGAGCCCGCGGCGTTCACGCTCCGCGGGAAGTTCGTCGGACCCGACGCCAGCCGGGACGCCAGCACAACGGCCGCCCTGCTCGACGAGCTCGCCAACGAGATCGAGTGGGACGGGATGCAACCGGAACCCTACCTGAAGACGGGCGTCTCGTTTGACGACCTGCGGGTCCGGGCTCGGAACCTGCTCTGCCGGGGCGTGAGCCTGGGCGACAAGCACCCGCGGGCACGCGAGGCAATCAAGGCTTACCTCGACCAGGCCGCCGGCACGAGCGGCGGGCCGGTCTCGCCCCAACAGCGGGCCGCCTGGGTTGCGGCCTACCGCGAAGTCGCGAGGGCCGCCGCCGATGCGTCGCGATGACCGCCTGCCACAACTGATGGCCGCGGCCCTGCTGGCCGGCATGGCCTTCGTCGTGTCGCTCGAGCTGCTCTGGCGCGAGCGGCCGGCCGCCGTCGGCGGGAACCAGTTCGGCTACACGCCGGACCCCGAGGGCGTGGCCGCCTTTATGGCGTCCCTTCCGCAGCCGATGTTCCGGCAGGCCGGGGCGGACGCGATGGCAAAGTCGAAGGGGCTCGACACGTTCCTCTTCCGCGCCATGCAGAAGGCGCACCGCGCGCGGTACGGTTCCGACTTTGTCGTCGGAAAGCAGCTCAACGGGAGCTGCGTCGCGTGGGGGGCAATGCACGCTGTCTTTTGCGCGGAGGCCGTGTCGTGGGAGCTGGGCGAGCTCCAAGATCCGCCGACGCTTCCCGCGACCGAGCCACTGTACGGAGGATCGCGCGTCGAGGCGAGGCGAGGGAACCCTCAAGGGTATGACGGTTCCTCGCCCGTTGGCGGATGGTCCGACGGCTCGTTCGGGGCAGCGGCCGCCCGCTGGCTCCGCGACTGGGGCGTGATCTACCGCAAGCCATACGAGGGCCTGTTTGACTACACGACGTACGACGCGACCCGCGAGAAGCACGAGGGCGCGTACGGAGCCGGCGGCCAGGGCGACAACTACCGGATCGACACGCTCGCCAAAAAGCACCCGTGTAAGCACGTCGTAAAAGTGTCCACCTGGGAGGAGCTCTCGGCAGCTCTGGAGTCTGGGTACCCGTGCACGGTCGCCAGCTCGCAGGGCTTCGACTCTGTCGCGATCAAGGGCATCGCCGAGGCCGGCGGGACGTGGCAACACCAGATGATGATCTGCGGGATCGTCCACAAGAAAAACGGCAACGCGCCCGACGACCTCGCGTGCATCCTCAACAGTTGGGGACCTCGCTGGCTCCGGTACGAGGGCGGCAAGTTCCCGGCAGACCTTCCAGACGGCGCCTTCTGGGCCAGGAGGAGCGTCGTCGAGCGGATGATCTCGTCCGACACATGGGCGATCGGTGGCGTCGGAGGGTTTTCGTACCGCGACCTTCATAACGGCAACTGGCTCACCCCTGCACCGGAGGAAAATGTGAGATGACGCTCGACCGGAAGACCTTGATCACCGTCGCCGCCGCCCTGGCCGTGGGCTACTGGCTCGCGGGCCGCGAAGCTACGCCGGCCCCGCCGGATCGCCCCGTCCTCCGCTGGGTCGTGAAGGCCGCGAAGAATTTGCTCTGGGTCGCGCTCATCGCCGAGGAGCCGCCGGCCGAGCCCGAGAACAGCTACCGCCACCACGACCACGTCGGGGCCGACGGCTACCGCCTGGTCGACCACGGGAGGGGCTGGTGATGCGCGACGCCCTGATCTCGTTCCTGGTCTGGTTGTCGGCCGAGCCGGCGGCCCTCGAGCTCGACCCGCCCCGAGCCGCGGCCGCCGTCGCGGCCGCCAGGTCGTCGCTGGCGGTCGAGGCCCCCGCCCCGCCGGCACCGAGCCCCACGCCCGAGAAGTGCTGCTCCGACTGCGGCGGCACCGGCGTGATCGTTCACGGCGACGGCCACCGCACGCCCTGCCCCTGCCCGGCTAGCTGCCCCTGCAAGAGGACCAAGAAATGAGCACTGAATTTTCCCTGTCGTCTCGGATCACCGTGAGCCCCCGCCAGGAAGGCGACGGATTCCTCCAGGCCCCGTCCGTCGTCTCGACGTTCGCCCTGACGGACGGCAGCAGCGACGGCCAGGCGAACGCCATGTGGCATAAAGAATTGACGATCGCCGCGGACTCGTCGCAGACGCTCGACCTGACGAGCCTAAGCGTGAACGCGTTCGGGCTGTCCGGAAACCTGTACTTCTGGAAAATCCGCACGCTGTATATCTGCAACACCTCGACCACGACCCCGGTCACGGTGTTCGCCGAAGACGCGGAAAATAATCCTTGGCAGGCGCTCTACACCGTGCCGATCGACCTCGCCCCGGGCGGAACGCTGCTGGCGATGGACCGGGCCGGCTGGCTCGTCGGCGGGTCGAGCAAGACGATCAAGATCGCCAACGACTCGACGATTTACTCGATCACCGGCGACACGACGAGCGGCTCGACGGTCGTCTCGGACATCGAGGACACCGACGACCTGGCCGTCGGCATGACGGTCACCGGGACCGGCATCCCGACCGGCGCGAAGGTGGTCCAGAAGACGGCGTCGACGATCACCCTAAGCGCGGCCGCCACGGCCACGACAGGCAACGTATCGCTGAATGTGTTCCTGCCCGACCCGGTCGTGGTCTTCAGCCTGGCCGGCGTGCTGGACTGAAATTCCTACGATAGTCCGCTGCAAACTTCAGCGGGCGAGCTGGCGGCCTGATTCTGGTGGGCGGTACGGAAACCACCCCACCAGCACAGGACCCCAGACAATGAAGCTCCGCACGCTCCAGGACGAGTCGGCAAAGGTTATCGCCGAGCTCGAGACGCTCCGCTCGTTCTCCTCGGACAACGCCGAGGAAGTCGCGACCGCCCAGGCTCGGATCGACGAGCTGTCGGCCCGGTCCGACAAGATCGCCGCCGATGTTCAGCGGGAGCTCGCCCTTGACGCGAAGCTCGCGGCGCTGCGGACCGTGATCTCGAGCGACTCCGACGCCCGTGGCGTCGTGGCTCCGGAGCCGGAGCAGAAGGACCTGGCGGCCGAGATCCGCTCGGGCGTCAAGGCGTTCTCCTCGGCGAAGGCCGCGGCGGCCGTCGGCGGCTACCTCCGCCAGCTCTACACCGGCGAGATCCGGGCGATGGGCGAGACGAGCACGACGTACGACCTTCTCGGTGCCGAGTTCGTCGTGAAGGAGCTCTATAACGCGATCGTGAACCGGCTCCAGTACAGCTCGGTCGCGCTCCAGCTCGCGACGGTGGTCCGGCCCAACGGCCAGAAGATCTCCTTCCCGAAGGTGGGCGACGCCACCGCGTCGTTCGTGGCCGAAGGCGTGGCGACGTCCGACCAGGACATCGCGACCAGTGCCGCCGACCTGACGCTCTATGAGCTGCGGGCAAGCGTCGCCGTCTCGCGGAGCCTGATCGAGGACAGCCCGATCGACGTGGCCGGCCTCGTGGCGGAGCGGTTCGCTCTGGCCTACGCGAGCAAGTTCGACGCGACCTGGCTCGGCGGCAACGCCTCCAGCCCGTCGATCACCGGCCTGGCGGCCTCGGTGGCTGGTGGCAACACCATCACCGTCGGCGTCAGTGCCGCGACGACCGTCGCCAACCTGGCCGACGTGGTCGGCAAGGTCGACGAGACCCTGATGGGATCGGCCTCGTGGGTCTGCTCGAAGGCAGGCTGGGTCGATCTCATGAAGCTCTGGGCGGCCCAGCAGACGACCATGACGGTCGGCGGCGGGCGGATCGTTCCGACGATCTTCGGTGCCCCGGTCTACCTCGTGAAGGGTTTGCCCGCGACGACGCTCGCCCTGTACGGCGACTTCTCGATGGCATCGGCCGTCGGCCTCAAGGCGTCCGGCCTCGAGATCGAAGCCGGCCGCGAGATCCTGATGCGGAATCGTCAGGTCCTGTACGTGGCGAACACCCGGTTCGGCGTGGCTAACCACGCCCCCGAGTTCGTCGGTCGCCTGGCGAAGGCCACCTCGTAGTAGCGACAAGGGCTCAAGGCCCGGGGCGGCAAGGACGCCGCCCCGGGCTTCTGCCTGCCCACATGGAAAACATCCGACTCATCAAGGCGTTCCGCGGCTACCGGGCCGGGCAAGTGATCCAGGTCACGCCCGACCTCGCGAAGGTCCTCGGGGAGTCGGGAGTCGCGGTTCCGGACCGGCAGACGGTCCTGCCGCAGATCTCGGAGCGGGCGGTCGCGCCCGGCCCGCAAGCCGCCGAAACGAGATAGGAGCCCGCCATGCTGCCCCGGTCCGTGGTCGTCGTGACGCATCCGACGGTCGAGCCGGTGACGCTGACGGAGGCCCGTCTCCACCTGCGGCTCTCGGCGGACCAGACCGAGGACGACCGGCTGATCGCGTCCCTGATCTCCACGGGCCGCGCCCTGGTCGAGAAGCGTCTCGGGGTGTCGCTGGTCAAGCGGCAGCTACGGGCGACCTATAGCGGCACAGGGAACGTCCTGGAGCTGCCGTCGCCGCCGATCCTGCTGGACGAGGACCACGAGCTCGAGCTGACGGCCGACGGCGACGCGATCGACCCGGCCGTCTACGAGGTCGACTCCGACAGCCGGCCGGCGACCGTGACGCTGTCGACGCCCCAGGCCTTGCCGATCGTCGCGACGTTCTGGGCCGGCGGGCAGCCGCTCGCCCCGCAGATCCGCTCGGCGATCCTGCTTTATGTCGGCCACCTGTTCCAGAACCGCGAGCTCGTGGTGACCGACGGCAGCCAGCCGGCCGAGCTGCCGTTCGCGTTCGAGACGCTGCTCGCGAGCGAGTCCGTGACGGGGGTCTACTGATGCCGCTCGCCGCCGGCCTGCTTCGCGAGACCGTGACGGTCCAGGTTCCGGCCGAAGAGCGGAACGAGCTGGGCGAGGCGACGCAGACCTGGTCCACGTTCGCGGTCCGCCGGGCCTACGTCGAGGCTATCTCGTTCGTCGAGACGGAACGCCGCGGCCAGGTCGGCGGGATGACGAGCTACACCGTCCGCATGCGCTACCTCGAGGGGATCACGTCTGCGATGCGGCTCCGCTGGGACAGCCGTGACGGGAAGGTCCTGTGGATCTCCAGCGTCGTCGAGAAAGGCCACCGCGAAGAGCACGAGCTGACGTGCGAGGAGCAGGCGGCATGATCTCGCTCAACTGGGAAGGCATGAACGGCGACATCGGCGACCTGATGAATTCCTACGCGAAGCTGCCGCGGCACATCGCGAAGAAGCACCTCCAGGCGGCGATGAAGCGGGCGCTCAAGGACGCGGTTCCGGTCCTCAAGGCCGAGACGCCGAAGGGCGGGAAGCGCCGGGTGACGGCAGCCGTCTCCCGTGACGCCGGCGGCCGGTTCCTCCCGGGCAGCGGGAAGAAGAGCATCAAGCGAGGCGGCGCCCTGCGGCGAGCCGCCACGGCGAAAGCCAAGTACTACGGGAAGAACGACTCCGGGACCGTTGCCGGCACCCTTGGCTACAAGGCCGGCACCGAGTCGAGGAAGGCGATCTGGCTGGAGTTCGGCACCAGCAGGGGGATCGAGCCGCGGCGGATCGTCGACCGCGTGATGAAGCGAGTGGCAGGACCGATCCGCGGGAAGCTCACGCGCGAGATGGCCGCCGCCCTGGAAAAGGCCGCGAACGAGGTCGCGTCCGGCAAGAACAAGGGCTACGGGAAGTAATCATGCCGATCTCCAGCCCCGAGAACTGGATCCGCGAGTCGATCGAGGAGTCGGCCGAGGTCAACGCGTACCCCGTTCACGTCCCGCCGACGGCCGCCCTGCCCTACGTCCGGTTCATGCGCGAGGGCACCGATCGGCCGACCACGCTCGGCGGCGCCTCGTCCCCGGTCGGGACGTTCCTGGTGGAGATCTACGCCTCGACCGTCCTCCAGGCGAAGGAGATCGCCGACGCTGTCCGTGGTGCCCTCGACAACTTCAGCGGGGAGTCGGACGGCGTGACAATCGACGATGTGGACCTGACCGACGAGAAGGACGGGAGCCCGGTCTTCGTCGACGGCGACGAGACGCCGACCTTCGTCGTGGAGCAGTCTTACACGATCTTCTGGCAGGAGTAACCGATGCCCCTCTCTGGTATGCCGACGATCGCCGGCCTGACGCTGCCTGCCGACTGCACGAGCGTAAAGGTCAAGGGCAGCGCCGCGAACCCGACCGACTCCAAAAACAAGATCGACGTTACGACGCTCGACGACACAGAGCGGGTCTACGAGGACGCACCGCTGGTCGACGCCGGATCGGGCGCCGACGAAGGCGTGACGCAGGAAGTCATGGCCTCGTTTTTCGGCACGCCCCCCGCCGTGAATACGGACCCTTCGGCGACCGGCTGGCTGTGCGTCGAGGTCGAGACCGAGTACGCGGTCGGCGACTTCATCAAGGGCACGGCCACCTACAAGTACAAGGCGACACCCGAGGAGTAACTCATGCCGACACCAGCGCAGGGCATCACGTTTACGGGCCTCCCGGCCGGCTTGACAAACGTCAAGATTAAGGTCGCGGGCGTCGACACGACCGACTCGAAAAGCCGGCTGGACGCGTCCACGCTCGACCTGACTGTCGGCTCGGACCGCGTCTACGTCGACGGCCTGCCCGACGCCGGCAGCGGCAACGTCAGCGGGTCTACGACGACGATCACCTGCCAGTTCCTCTCGGAGTCGGCCCCGGAGGCAGGTGAGGTAATCACCTACGACGGCGCCTCGTACAAGTGCACAGAGGTCGAGGTCGACTACACCGTCGGTGAGCTCGTCAAGGGGTCGGCCACGTTCGTCTCCGTCCCCGCATAATCGGGGGCCAGGATGACCTCGCAAGGCTCGACCTTCTCCTGGGGCGGCTCGTACGGCAGCCTCACCGGAATCTCGTTTCAGTCGGCCCAGGCCGAGATGGTCGACATCAGCGGATCAGGCGCGACGCTGCGCGGCACCGACGGCGGTAAGGCCGTCGTCCGAAAGTTCGCCTGCCTGGCCGTTGACCCAGGCGGCGTCCAGATCAAATTCATTGATGGCGTAGGCCTGTCGGACGACGACGTCGGGGCCGCCGCTACGCTGAGCGTCTCGATCGGCGGCTTCGGTGGCGGCGGGATGGCCGTCCTCGAGTCGTTCTCGGTCGAGGCGTCGGTCGGCGACCTGGTCCGCGGGACCGCGAATTTCAAGTTCACCGGCACCTGAAAGGAATCACATGCCACTCGGCCGCGAAGACATTCTGAAGCTCAAGGATTTGGGCGAGCCCGTCCGGCTCCACGTTCCGGAATGGAACGACGACGTGTTCCTCCGTCGCCCGACCGCGAACGACCGCGACGCCTGGGAGCTCTACTGCCAGGAGCACGCCAAGCACCCGAAGAAGGTGTGGCGGGCGAAGCTGGCGTCGATGCTACTGTGCGACCAGGCCGGGAAGCTGCTCTTCACCGAGAAGGACATCGACAGCCTGGGCGAGCGGTCGGCCGCGGCGCTCCATCGCATCTGGGAAGTGGCCCTCGACCTGATGAAGGTCACCGAGAAGGAGGTCGCAGAGCTCGAAAAAAACTAAGGAGCCAGGCGGGGGCGCTCGACCTCTTCGTCTACCGTCTGGCCGCCGAGTTGGGGATCTGGAACGTCGACACCTGGAAGCGAGAGCTGACGCTCGAGCAGCTCAAGCACTGGCTCGCGTTCTATAGGGTCGAGCCGTTCGGCAACGACTGGCGACGGACGGCCCGGCTCGCGGTGACGATGGCGCACGCGTTCGGGGCGAAGGTTTCGACCGACGCCGAGGAGATGTTCATCCCGGGCTTCGACCCGGCACGGCCGACGCAGACCGAGGAAGAAATGCTGGCGGAGCTGGCAAAGCTGAAGACGGTGCAACGGAAGGCGAAGTAATGGCGACGATCGGCAAGGTCCGGGCAGTGTTCACGGCGAGTACGTCCGGCCTGACGGCCGGCGTCAGCCAGGCCACCAGCTCCATGAAGCGGATGCAGGCCGAGGTACGCGGCCTCCGCGGCAGCATGGCGTCGCTCGTGGCGATCCAGGGGACGCAGCTCTTCGCGTCGTTCGTGAGCGGAGCGACGCAGGCCGCTCGGTCCCTCATCAGCATGGGAGCCGCCGAGGCCGAGACGATCGACAACACGAACAAGCTCGCGACCCGGCTCGGCCTGACCTACGCCGAGCTCGCCGGCATGGCGAACGCCGGCGCCCTGGTCGACGTTTCGATGGACACGATCGCGAAGGCGACCCAGAAGGCGGAAATCAATTTCGCGAAGGCCGCCGGCGGATCGAAGGCTGCGGCCTCGGCCTTCGCGGCGATCGGGCTTTCGGTCGACCAGCTCAACGGCATGACCGCCGCGGAGCGGTTCCAAGCGATCGCCCAGGCGATCTCGCAGCTCCCGACCGAGGCCCAGCGGGCGGCGGCTGCCGTCCAGATCTTCGGCAAGTCGGGCGTCGAGCTGCTGCCGATGTTTCAGCAGGGGGCCGCGGGGATCCAGGCGGCGACCGCCGAGGCCCAGCGGTTCGGGCTCGCGCTCACGCAGGCCCAGGCAGACAACGTCGACGCTATGGGCGACTCGTTCGACCGGGCGAAGCAGGCCATCTCGGGCGTGATTCAGCAGGTCGTCGCGTACCTCGCGCCTGCGATCGAAAGCGTCACGACCCAGTTCTCGGACCTGATCGGCTCCGTCGGCGGCACGACGATCGGGCAGACGATCGGCGAAGGCATCCTCCAGGGGGCGCGGTTCTTTGCGACAATCGCCGACGCCGTTATCGCGAACCTGTCGACGGTCTGGGAGTACGTCTCGCAGGTCGGCGGCCAATGGTCGAGCGTGTTTGAGATCGGCTCGCGAGTCGCCAGCTTTTTCTCTGGCGTCGGCAACACGCTCGAAGCGGCGTTCGGCGTCTTGATCCTCGGGATCTCCGGCCCGGTTGAAGGGCTCATGTTCGCCGCCGAGAAGATCGGAGCCGCGCTCGGGTTCGATATGTCCGGACTGGAGGAAGCCCGCGCCGGGATGACGGCGTTCAACGATGAAATTTCAAGCGGCATAACCGCGAACCTGAACCAGGCCGGCGCCGACTTCAACGCCGCGATCTTCGGCAGCGACGAGGCCAGCCAGGCCGGACAGGCGATCGCTGGCCCGCTGACGACGGCCGTCGATTCTGCGATCGCCGCGGCCCAGGCTGCCGCTGTCGGTGTCGACCAGGCCACGGCGACGGCGATAGACCGGCAGGGAGCCCAAGACCCCGCCGCCGCCGCCGCCGTGACGCCGGTCAGGGAAGCCCTCCGCGCGTTCGACGCCCGGTCCGCCGAGGGGGTGAAAGAAATGTTCCGGCTTATGCGGCAGCAGGGGCCGACGGAGGAGCAGAAGCAAACGAACATCCTCCAGCGTATCGCCGACAACACCAGCGACATGGGCGGCGACGAGACCGACGTCGCCGACTTTGCACCAGCCGCGGGAGTCTGATTGTGGGAATCATCAGTTGCGAAGAGCTGCCGAAGGGCCGGACGCTGTCCGGCAAGGCCCAGGAGACGGACGCCTATACGCGGTCGTTCCTGGTCCGCGTCGACACGCTGAGCGAAAGCCTGATCGACATCTCCAACGCGCCGGGAATCTCCGTCAAGGACAACGACGCCCACCCCGAGAACGCGTCGATCGTGGCTCTCGAGTATGACGTCAAGTGCGTCCACGACTCCGGGCTTCTGTGGCAGGTAGACTTCAAGTACTACGCGAAGCCGGTCGACCTGAACGAAGGGTTGCCGGTCCCGGGCGTAATTCAAGGGTTTGGAAAAAAGCCCGTCTGGTCGGCAGGCTCAAGCGTCACGACGGGGCCGGTCGCCGAGACCATCGACAACCCGGCGAAGAAGATCGCCAACAGCGCCGGCGATCCGCTCGAGGATGCCGTCATGGAGAAGGCGGAGTTTCGCCTTTCGGTGACGAGGTACGCGTTCTCCGCGTCCAGTTGGACGGGCCTGGCGATGACGTACACAAACGCCGTCAACTCCGATACCTGGCACGGCGGAGCCCCGGGCACATGGAAGTGCCAGGGATGCTCGGCCCAGCTCGTGACGGAGTCGCTCAATGGGGCATCGTTTACGCTCTGGGAGATCGCCTGGGAGTTCGCGTACCGCGTTGACGGATGGCAGCTCAAGCTCCTCGACATTGGCTACAACCAACTCGTGAACGAAGACGGCGAGCCATCGCAGTCCGGCGACAAGAAGAAGGCGATCGTCGGCCCGGACAAAAAGCCGGTCGCCGGTCCCGTTGGTCTAAACGGACATGGGGTCGCAGTCACGCCGCCAGCCGAGCCAGCCGTCTTGACGTTCGACGTCTACCAGTCGCAGCCGTTTGGGACCGTCTTCGGTGAAATCAGCCCATGAGGAAGACCGTCGCCAACAAGGGGCAGCGGCCGAAGACGCTAACCGGGCGGACCGTGAAGCGGATCGCCCGGGCGGTGAACGCGTTTGAGCGCGGGGACCGTGATATTCCGGGCCGCAGGTTTTCTAAGTCCGTCGGCGACTGGTCCGACCGTCTCCGCGTGGGCAAGGTCGCCACGGCCTGGGACATCAACACCACGGCGACGGTCACGATCTGGGAAGGCGGGGCGCCGCCGTCGGAAACCGAGTCCGACCCGGCCGAGACGGTCGAGGACGTGGTGAACAAAATCGCCTACGTCCCTGCCGATCGGTTCGTCCTGATCATGGCGTCGGAGAACGGCTCCTGGTACCTGGTCGGTGGCGACATCCCGACAACCAGGCTCGGGAAGACGACGGCCGACTGGGACAAGGGGACGACCGCGACGGTCACGCTGTGGGACGACGGCGAGCCGGACGCCGAGGCCGCCGGCGGCACGCTGGCCGGCTGCGTAAACAAGTACCACGACGTCGGGACCGATAAGTGGGTCCACGTCTCGAGGGCCGCAAACGGGACGTGGTACCTGATCGCTGCGGAGTGCTGACGTGCTTTTCGACGAGTGCGGCTGTTGCAACTGCGGCTATCGCGTGCAGGTCTTGCCCTCGGGGTTCGGCGGCTCCGTAATCAATGACGGCTTGCACGCGCTGCGCGCAGACCTATTCGTTAGGTCGCTGTCCGTTGAACTGCGAGATGGGAACAACTCGCCGGTTATCGTCAGGCCCGCAGCCTCGGCGACTGCCATCGACCTGGCGATCGGGCCAGCGGGCAACCTGCGAATTATATCGGACGAAGACTACGTCGAGCTGGAATTCGAGCAGTCGCCAGGCCACGTCCTGCGCATGACGTTCGAGGGAGAAAACACGCTACTCGACTCCGACGACCCGGTTACTCTTACGGTTGACGAGGACAGCCTCGACGACACGGCCTGGCCGGAAGACCTGTTCGGCCGCGACTACCTGACGCGAGATGAGCCGACGTGGCAGGTGCGCGTTATCAAGCCGGTTTCGCCCTGTCGCTGTCGGGTCTGCTACTGCGGCCAGGAAGCCTCGCCGATTGACCTCGAGGGAGCGCCGGCGGCTTACACGCTGCAGTTCATCGAGGGCTTCGCCGACGAAGAATCGGAGTTCTACGGTCCGGACCTGCCGCTCCCGTTTTATCGCTGGGTGCCCGGCGGCCCTTTCTTTACGCCAGCCTGCTACGACGTATGCGCGCCGGGGCAGTGTGTGCCCGACATCTCTCGATGGGCAAGCTCGTTTTCCCTAAAAAAAATGACGGCGGAAGAGCTTGTAGCGGCCGGCATGGATCCAATCGCGCTTGCCTACGCGTCCGAAAAAATACCGGTCAACTCCTGCGAAAGTATTCGTTATCTATTCCTGCCGTGCTCTACGCTCGGGTTTGCATCGCTCGGCCTTTTAGGCGGCGACCAGGTCCTGGCGGCAACTGGAACGCGGCCCGGCTGGAAGTTTGCCGACTACACCGAGACCCCGGCGAACTACAGGAGCGACCTCTTTGACAACGCTATAGAATTTGGCGTTGCGACACTGACGGCCTCCGAGTCACACGAGGCCTTCGAGAATGAGGAGTGCCCGGAGCGTGCGCCTGATGTTCCGGAGGAGATGATTGTCGAAATCTACGGCGAGTCGTGCGAGCCCCTCGACTGCGGCGATCTGGTCGAGGTCACTGGCCTCGGCGACGGCGGGGGGAGCTACACGCTGACGCTCGACGCCGAAAATTCCACCGAGTGCGTCGCGATATGGGAATACTCCGAAAGCGACGCGGACCCCAACCTCGGAGATAACGAGCTCTACGTCGAGCAACCAGCCTTGCGGATCCGCCTGGAGTGCCACAATGAAATCGGCGGCGTGGAGTGCCTCTGCGAAGGCGGGACGTGGTACCTCAGCGTGCAGGGTCTGTCCCCCGAGTACGTCAGCCGGCGAGACGAGAACGACAACAATGTAACGAGTCGGATGCCGTGGTTTTTCGGCCAGCTCTACAAAGACGGCAACCAGGTCCCGGCCTCCCTCAACGGAATCCTTCCTTTCTCCGACGACTACGCCGGTGACGAGGCAACCTGTCGCCCTCCGTGCGAGGCGAACCTCGAGCTCGACCAGCCGGAAGAGCACATCGAAAACCTCGGCGCATTTGCTCGGCCCGGTAGGCTGTACCCTCTAGGGATGCCGGCCGTCGGCAACTGGACAGCCGTCGGAATACCGTTTCCGGGCATCGACCCTGATACCGGCGAAAACCTACCCGGCGGGCCTCCGGCAAACGGGCCGCGGGCCTACAAGGGGTTCGGCGGCTACAAGATTACGCCGGGATGAAAACACTCTGCACGTTCGGCGAAGACCTGCAGTGTCCGGCCTGCGGCTACAAAGCCCGCCGGACGGACCATCGTCGCGTCTGCAGGCCGCCCGTTGCTGTCGGCGACGCCGTCGCGGCAGGCCTGGCGGCCTTGGGTATCACGCCGCAGCTCGTCGAGCGGGTGACCGGCCGCAAGGGCTGCGGATGCAAGCAGCGCCAGCGACGATTGAACGAGGCCGGCTTCGCGGTACAACGCGCCATACGGGAGATCGTGGCCGGCGAATAGGAGGCACGGATGAAACCTCCGAAGTGGATCAACACGGACGCCGGCAGCGACGACGACGACGACGGCCACGGGCCGGGCGTGCCGGACGAAGACGGCTGGATCCTCCGCAAGCAGCGAAAGGGCAAGGATGCCACGAGGCCAACACAATCCGGCGATCGACAGGATCGTCGCCGACGTTCTGCGAAAGTTCCCCGACCACCCGGCAAAAAGCCTCGCCCGAAAACTCGTCGCCGAGACTAACGGGGCACTGAACCTCGAGCAGGCCCGTACGAAGATCCGCCGGACGCTCGGGCAGTCCGGATCACGGCAGCGCCCCCACGCGACAATGGCCCGCCCTGCCCGCCTGCCGGGCCAGGGCGTGGCGATGCCCGCCAGCAAGGCCGAGCCCTGGACGCCTCACGTCGTGGACGTCGTGGGCCGGATCGGCATCCTCTCGGACGTCCACGTCCCGTATCACGACGAGGTCGCGCTCCGGGCCGCCGTCGACCGGCTGGCCGCCGAGAAGATCGACGCGCTCGTTCTGAACGGCGACATCGCCGACTTCTACGCGATCTCGCGATGGGAGAAAGACCCGACCAAACGCGACTTTAAAGGCGAGCTGGCCGCGATCCGCGAGTTCATCGCATGGATCCGCTGGTCGTTCCCCGAGGTTCCGATCGTCTACAAGGCCGGGAACCACGAGGAGCGGTGGAATCACTGGCTGTGGCAGCACGCCCCCGAGATCGCCGACGAGCCGATGATGAGCCTCGTCGCCTGGCTACAGCTCGACAAGCACGGCGTCGAGCTCGTCGAGGACCAGCGTCCCATCATGCTCGGGAAGCTCCCGGTCCTGCACGGCCACGAGCTGCCGAAGGGCCTGGCGGCCCCGGTGAACGTCGCCCGCGGAGCGTTCCTGCGGACGCTGACCTCCGTCCTCGTCGGCCATTCTCACCGCAGCAGCGGGCACGCCGAGTCCGATATGTGGCACGCGGAGACGTTCTGCTGGTCGACCGGCTGCCTGTGCGACCTCACGCCGGAATACGCCCGGATCAATCGCTGGAACCACGGGGCCGCGATCGTGACGGTGTTCGACGACGGCGAGTACGAGGTCCACAATTTCCGGATCGCACACGGCAAGGTCCGAAGCTCGTGATCCTCTCCGACGAGCAGATCGCCGACGCGGTCCACCGGGCGCGGCGGTTTTCCGGGGCTTATACGGGAACGGCTGGGACGTTAGCCTTGTATACCCTGCACCTCGTGGACATGGTGCGGCAGCTCCAGGAGGGAAACATGACGTACAGGGACGACAACCGCGAGCCAGGGACGAGCGAGGCCGAGCGGCTGCTCGAGGTCGCCCAGGCGACGGTCCGCCAGCGGCGCGCGACGTACGGCCCGCCGGGCGAACACTTCGCCCGCACCGCCGCGATGGTCAACGGCCTGCTCGGGGACCGGCTGCGGTCGCCGCTGACGGCGGCCGACTGGGCACAGATCATGATCCTCGACAAGCTCGCCCGCCATCAGGGCGAATCGAAGACCGCCGACACTACCGTCGACCTGGCCGGCTACGCGGCGTGCCTGGCGGAGTGCGAGTCGCAGTCGTAGCGGTCGTGCCGGTCGTCGGTCGCCGGATTCGACGATCCGCCACGTTCGGGGACTGGATTTCCAACCGCGCCCGTTTACGCCGACTGTGCTGGTGGTTCCGGCTCTGGACGGAACACCCGCGGTATCGCCTGCCAGGCCTTCGGACGCGTCTGGTCGACCACGCGCGGGTCGAGGTAGGAGCGCCTCGTGATCCGGTCCGTTGAGTGCCCGAGGTACGCCGTCGCGTCCAGGCCGGCGGCCGCCAGGTGGGACGCCGTCGACCGCCGCAGGGCGTGGAACTGGACGTCCCGGCCGTCGCCGAGCCCGGCCCGACGCGTGATCGTCTTCCACCGTTTGCGGAGCGCGGTATCGGACGCGAGCCACCAGAACACCGTCGGCCCCTCGTGGCGGCTCACGGCGTCGACGAGGTCGCAGGCCTCGGGCGACAGCTCGTAGACGCGTTCCTGCCGGCGGCCCTTCCGGATCGAAGCCGGCACCGTCAGCGTCGGCCGCGTCCAGCAGTGCCGCGGCGTCTTCAAGATCGCATTGATCCGCTCGCCGGTCTCCAGGCCGACAGCGATCAGAGCCCGGAAAAACACGCCCGCCGGGATCGGCCCGACCCATCCCCAGGAGTAATTCGCGGCGGCCGCCAGGCGGACGAGCTCGTCGGTGGTGAACGCGCGGGGCACGCCCTGCGGCACGAGCTCGGGCGCTACCGTCGGCCGCAGCTTCACGAGCCCGCGTCCCTGGGCAAGGTTCCACAGGGCGAGCAGGCCCGACCGCTCGCGGGCGACGGAGTTCGCCGACTTCTTCTCCGCCATCGCGGCCAAGAACTGGGACACGACCAGGTCGTCGAGGTCCTCGAGCACGGCGGGCCGGCCGAGCCACCGGGAGAATTGCGTGATCGCGTGCCGCAGAAGACGGACGCTTTCAGCGGAGCGGCCCCGCAGGCGGAGCGGGACGTAGATGGTCGTCAAAAACTTTTCGAGCGTCATGGCGTGATCCTCCTCGACATAGGGATAGGTCACGCTTCCTTGCGGGGTTGCTCCCTTCCTGGTGGAGTGCCGGTCGTGTCGGCTGCAACGGTTAGCCGAGACACGCCTGGTCAATGGATCGTTCGGTGGCGTCCCCGCCACTGTCAATGGTTGGAATCCTGTCCGAGGATCCCAACCCCCGGCCCGCCGGACACCGCCCGCCCCTCCGGGGGCCGGGCGGATTGCACGAGCCGGCCGGACGGCTAGGCTCGGAGGCCATGAAGGTGACCGTCCAGCTCCCCACGAAGCGCAACCTGTGCGGCACGATCGAGGCCGCCGCCCTCTACGGTTGCTCGAGGAGACACGTTCGCACGCTCGCTGAACGTGGGGAGATCTGGTCCGAGCAGATCTCCGACCGGATCTTCGTCTACGACGCCGACGAGATCCGCAGACTGGCCGCCGAAAAGGCCGCCCTGCGGAAGGCCGGCAAGCTGTGCGGCCGCCGCCCCGCCGGCCGGCAGTCGGCCTAAAGTCCCGCTGTTTTCCCGCCGAAGAAGTTGGGGTTGACGAATCTCACATCGGGGATTTATTGTCTCCCCCCGTCACGTCATGGAGGACGCGATGAACGTCGAGCTCTTGGTCGAGCTGCTGGTTCTGGTTTTGAAGATTGTCGCGGCTGGCTGCTGCGAATAGCACATCGGAGAACTTCAAGCATGGACGCCCACGAACGCGAATACGCCGCGGCCGCTGCCGCGATGGTCGAGACCTACGGCAACAGCTACGCCGTCGGCGACCACCTGGCCTTCCGGCTCGATGGCTGGTCGGAGAGATCGTACGACGACGGCCGCGTGATCGGCCACCACGCCGGCAAGCTCATCGTCGAGTCGGCGACCGACGTCAACGAAGTCGATCCCCGGCCGTGGCCGATCGGGCACGTCCTCCCCTTCTGAACCTGATCGGCAAGGAGGCCGACCGATGCTCTCACGACGACCACACCACCGCGAACAGGCGAAGCAGCTCTCGGCCAGGAGCCGGACATTCCACCTGTCGCGGCTGTTCCGGGCGATCACCGCGCTCGACGTGCTGATGCGGCTCCTCGACTCGATCCGCCCGCGATCGGTCGAGGAGGCCGCGGCCCGCCTGCGGTGCCGGGCCGCCCTCGAGGAGGCCATGCCGTACGTCTTGGACGAGGAAGGGACGGTGAGGCTGTGACGTTCCTCGTCTTCTGCCTGATGGCCGGGGCGCTCGTGTCGTACCTGGCCGCAACGAATCACGAAGACGCCGCTCCGCCGGAGTGCGGGCGGCGGGGATGCCGGCGGAGCCCCGGCTGGCAGGGATGCAACCACGCCGCGCGGGTCGATGGACCGGCCCGCCGGCAATTTCACGAGGAGGACTAAGGGATGGGACGTTTCACGGTACGCGACGCACAGCGGCAGCAGGCGAAGCTCCGCCTGATGGCGACGAGCCCGAGCGGCGGCGGAAAGACGTTCGGCTCGCTGCTCCTGGCGGCGGGGCTCGGCGGGAAGATCGTGCTGATCGACACGGAGCGGGGCAGCTCCGACAAGTACGACCAGCGGCCCGACCTGCCGAAGTTTCGGGTGATCCCGTTCGACCCGCCGTTCACGCCAGAGGCCTACATCGAGGCGATCGACGCCGCGGAGGCCGACGGGGCCGACGTGATCATCATCGACTCGACGAGCCACGAGTGGGACGGCCCCGGCGGCTGCCTAGAGCTCGTGGACGAGATCGCCAGGGCGAAGTTTCGCGGGAACACCTGGTCGGCCTGGTCGGAGCTGACGCCGCGACACCGGAAGTTCATAGACCGGATGCTCGCGAGCCGTTGCCACATCATCGCGACGGCCAGGTCGAAGACGGAGACGGCCCAGGTCGACGAAGGCGGCCGGAAGAAGGTCGTGAAGCTCGGGATGAAGTCGATCACCCGGGACGGCACCGAGTTCGAGTTCGACGTGGTGCTCGACATCGTCCACGACGGACATTTCGCGGTGGCGTCGAAGGATCGGACCGGCGTCTTCTCCGGCGATCCAAAGCCGATCACGGTCGAGACGGGCCGGAAGCTGGCCGAGTGGCTGAACGGTGGAGCGCCGGCGGCTCCGACTCCAAAGCCTGCCGTATCCGTCACGCCCCCGCCGGCCGACAGGCCGCTCGTCAGCCAGATCCCCGACTTTTCCGACAGGCCGCTCGGCGACCAGATCCGCGACTTTATCGCCGTGGCGACCAACGTCCGCACGCTCGGAAAGATCGGCAACCGGATCGACGAGCTCGCCAGCGACGGGCAGCTCACGGCCGAGGAGGCCGACGAGCTGCGGCAGAAGATCGACAAGCGTCACGACCAGATCGACCCCGTGAAGGAGACCGCCTGAAATGGATTTCGACTTCGGATTCGATGAGTTCACCGAGACGACGACCCAGACGCCGCGGGAGCGCGAGCCGCTGCCCGAGGGCGTTCACGAGCTGCTGATTAAGGACGTGCGGATCGGCGACGTCCTCGAGCTCCGCCTGGCCCACGAGGACGCCCGCTACGGGTGGGTGTTCCAGCGGCTCGACCCGACGCAGGGTTGGGCTCGCGAGATCGGACGGACGCTGCTCCCGGCCCTCGGCATGACGCCGGCGGAGTGGGCCGCGGCGGACCCGTCGCAGATCTCCGGCCGCCTGGTGCGGGCCGAGATCTACCACCGCGCCGGGAACACCGGGAAGACCTGGGTGAACGTCCGCCGGTTCCTGCCGGTCGAGAAGCCGGCCCCCGTCCAGAAGTCGCCGCCACGGACGGCCGGCGAGAAGGCGATGAAGACCGCGATGGAGCCCAACGATGACATCCCCTTCTGAAGTCGAGGAGCTGGACGAGCTGCACATGGGCAACGGCGGGACGCAACGGCGGCCCGACCCGAGCGAGGGCGAGATCGCCCGGATCATCCGCGAGGAGATCTGGCCGACCTGGTCCGAGGAGGACCGGATCCGCCGGCTGGACTGCGACATCGAGCACGGCAAGCCACGAGGAAAGTCGAGGACGTGATGCTGACTGACGAGGAGCTGGCCGCCGAGCGGCGTCGCCTGCGGAAGGTCCGCGAGGAGGCCGAGGCGGCCGAGGACCGAGCTATCGAAGCGGAGCGGGCGAAGTGGCGGAACCTACCGCCGTCGCGGGCTCCGCGAGGGACGCCGACGCACCACATGACAGAGGAGCAGATCTTTCAGGCCGACAGGGACGAGGGCCGCTAACCGCCCCGCCCTGGGCGTAGCTGCCGACGGCAGCACGGGCCGCGTAGCGGGAGTCGCGATCAACCACCGCAGTCGAGGCGAGCGTAGCCGATCCTCCACCGTTCGAGACTCGACCGGCCGCCCCACGTCACGGGGCACGCACAAGGGACGCACGGATGGCCGCACCAATGACCACGATCGAGGCGATCGAATCGCTGCCGCTGTTCGCAGCGGCGCGGCGGTCGGACCCGGTCACGTCGCACCAGGCGGCGGCCCGTGCGCCGGTCCGCGGTCACGCCCTGCTCGTCCTCCAGGCCCTCGAGCTCGGCCCGGCCGGGCAGACGGAGATCGCCAGGCGGGCCGGGCTGACGGTCGCCGCGGTGAGCAAGCGCCTCCCCGAGCTGCGGCGGATCGGGGCGATCGAGCGGACAGGCCGGGAGGTCGAGGGCGGGGAGAGCGAGTACAGGAACACGCCGCGTCAGTCCCGTTAGGGGCGGCGGCTCGGTTGGGTTTTCTTTTTGAGAGGTTTTTTTATGGCTACCAAGTTGACCAAGTCCCAGCTCAACGGACACGCGAACCGCGTCGCCGGAGTTCTGGAGTCGATGAGTGCGCCCGAGGCGGTTCGCGTCACGGCGCCAAACTTCAAGACGGCGGAGTTCAAGATCCTCGGCACGGCCCCCTACGTCCAGCTCGCGTTCAGCGAGAAGGCGAGGAACATCATGCGGGAGAACCAGGCCGCCGGGTCGACCGCCAAGAAGGGCAAGAAGCGCGAGGCCAAGGACTTCGAGGGGCTCTTCCTCGCGGCGCAGCACATCAGCACCGACGGGTGGAGCGGCATCCCCGCCAGCGCCTTCCGTCACGCGATGGTCGAGGCGTGCACGCTGGTCGACTTCCACAAGACGAAGGCGAAGAAGGCCGTCTTCATCGAGGCGGACGGCTACGACAAGAACGACGCCCAGCCGCTCGTCAAGCTCCTCGGCCGCAAGCCGAAGCACGTCGAGCACACGGTCCCCAACGCGAACGGAAACCCGGACATCCGGGTCCGGGCGATGTTCGACCAGGGCTGGACGGCGATCGTCCGCGTGACGTTCGACGCCGACCTCTTCACCCTCACCGACATCACGAACCTGCTGATGCGGGCCGGGATGCAGGTGGGCGTGGGCGAGGGTCGGCCGAGCTCGAAGAATTCGATCGGCATGGGCTGGGGAACGTTCAGCATCGAAAGGAGCATCTGATGACGGAGCACAGGCAGCAGATTCAATCCGAGCTCGAGGTGATCAGGTCGCATCACGGCGGCGTGCTGCGACCGGAAGACGTCGTGAAGTTTGCCCGCAACAAGCGGACAGCTCTTCACGCGGAGTTCGAGTGGGACGACAAGAAGGCGTCGGCCGAGTATCGGCTCTGGCAGGCCAGGACGGTGATTCGTGTCGCGGTTACGGTCCTGCCGTCGCCGCATTCGAGCGACGATCCGGTCCGGGCGTACGTGTCGATCGCGAGTGATCGCGTTCGGCCAGGCGGCGGCTACCGCGCCTTGGCCGACGTCATGAGCAGCGACGAGCAGCGGGCCGAGCTGCTGCTGGAGGCGATCGGCGAGGTCAAGCGTTGGCGGCGGAAGTACGACCGGCTCCGCGAGCTGGTGCCGATCTTCCGCGCGATCGACAAGGTAGATCAGAAGCAAGAGGCTGGTGTCGCGTGACAAGGCAGGCTTGGCAGGGCACGGCGAGGCAAGGCGTGGCAAGGCGTGGCAAGGCAAGGCAGGCAGGGCAAGTCGCGGCCTGGCTCGGCGCGGCTCGGCGTGGCAGGCGTGGCCCGGCATGGCTCGGCTCGGCAGGGCTGGGCGCGGTTTGGCAAGGCAGGCGAGGCTAGGCGGGGCGAGGCGGGGCGCGGCACGGCATGGCAGGCAAGGCGGGGCTTCGCAGGGCGTGGCCAGGCGAGGCATGGCAGGCAGGGCATGGCGTGGCGTGGCAGGCATGGCAAGGCGAGGCGAGGCTCGGCCAGGCGCGGCCAGGCGCGGCAGGAATGGCACGGCAAGGCGTGGTTAGGCGCGGTGAGGCGAGGCTCGGCAGGCAGGGCGTGGCAAGGCGCGGCAAGGCCCGGCATGGCAGGCAAGGTTTTCTTTCTGAAAGGAGTCGCAACTGATGGCCGGTGAATGGATCCCCTACGACGTCTGCCTGCCGCACAAGCCCGAGGTCCTCGAGCTCGTGGACATGACGGGCCTCGAGGTCGACCAGGTGGTCGGCCGCCTGGTCCTGCTCTGGGGCTGGGCCTCGCTCAACAGCTCGGACGGGACGGCCCGGCTGTCGGTCCGGCTGCTCTGCCGGCTGTGCGGCGGGGACGAGGCTTTTTGGGAATCGGTCCAGTCGGTGGGCTGGCTCGTGATCGACGCGGAGGCGGGAACTGTGGCGATCCCCGGATGGGAGCGTCGGTTCTCCAAGACCGCGAAGAGCCGGGCGATGGAAACGGCCAGAAATCAGGCCGCAAACGCCAAAAAGGACACGTCTACGCGCGCGGCGCGTACGTCTACGCGCGCAGCGCGTGCGCACAACGCGCGCGGCGCGTCAGAGAGAAGAGATAGAGGAGATAGAATTTCTTCTTCTTCCCCCGAGGTCGCTGCGCTCGAGGAGCCCGGCAGCGGGCCTTCCGGCCCGCCTGGCTGGGAGACGCTCCGGGAGGCCTGGAGGGCCGGCAAGGGCCGCCCGTGGGCTCTCCCGACGGCCCCGGACCGGGCAGCCGACCGGCTGGCCGAGGACGGGTGGTTCGAGAAGGCCCTGGCGGCGATCGACCGGCTCCCGGCCTGCAAGTACTTCCGCGACCCGGTGACGCTGCCCCAGTTCGTGGCGCCGGGGTTCGTGGACAAGATCCTGGGCGGGCAGTTCGACAACGCCCGGGACGCAGCTCGAGGTCCGGCCCGGCTGGACGACCGGCCCCCGCCCCAGGAATGGCGTGGGGAGGACGCGGCCCGGTTCGAGGCGACGAAACGGGCGATGGCAGACAAGCTCCGGGCGATGGAGTCCGGGGTTGGTTCGGTTGATTCCTGAACGAAAGGACTCGTATGCGATTTCTCAACGGATTGATTCTTGCCCTCCTGCTCTGCGGTGCCGCCTCGGCCCAGACGACGATCGTCGCGCGCCGCCCGGTGATCGTGACGGCGCAGGATCACGCCCTGGTCCTCGCACGCCGGGGGACGCTCGTGCACTCGAGCTGCGGACAGACGGAGGGGATCGGCTGCGGTGCGACTGCACAGCAGGCGCGGGAGAATTCGTGTTACTACCGCGACGCGATGGCAGGCCGCCGCGTGATCGTCGACGAGGGCGTAGCCTACTCGCCGGCGACGCGCCGGTGGTTCGCGGTGATCCGGTACCGATAGGCAAGAGCCCGAGCCCGGCCGGCGGGGACGCCCGCCGCCGGGCGACGGCGCGACGACAACACGCAGGATCAAAAGCCGCGAACAAAGGAGGCGGCAACTATGAGCGACGAGAATGAGCGGTCTGTTCCATTGGCTGATTCCATTGCGACGCAGCTTTCCGAGTTAGAGGAAGCAGTTGTCTGGCTTCGGAGCATGCCATCGCCGGAGACGTTGGCGAGCGCAGCGATTCTGTTGTTTCTGCACCGCCGCGGCGGTGTGAGCGAAGAAACTGCCGTTCCGCACGACGAGTTTGGTGAGTTTGAAATTTATGTTGACGACACGATAAGCCGCATAAGGTGTCTGTTGGACGGTGCATTCAAGGCCGACGAGCAATAGAATGGGCGTCTGCCAGACCCGGCGTGCAGGTATCGCCTCTGTACCGCCGCCCGCCGCCGGGCGACGGCGCGAGGAGGAACGCATGATCGAGGACATCGTCAACCAGCTACGCGACCGAGCGTACAGCGGCGTAGGCGTGGACCGACTGTGCGAGGCAGCCGCAGACGAGATTTCCCGCCTGCGGCTCACCGACGCGGAGCGGGAGGCGGTGCGGTTCTTCTCGCTTATCGACGGCCCGGGAAACGTCCCGGTGGCAAACAAGAAAGCCGCCACCCTGCGCGGCCTGCTGGAGCGGTTGGCCTAAGACTTCAGCCCGCCCGCCCGCTCGGCGACGATGACGGCGAAGGGAGTCGCCGATGAACACCGTCACGAAGGAGCAGCTCGCCGAGCTGGCCGGCGCCGTCTTCTACGGCTGCGACGAGCCCGACATCCCCGAGAAGCTCTGGATTGACGGCTACGCCGCCGGCAACCAGCTCTACCTCCGGGCGATCTTCGCGCCCCAGGCGAGCGTCGGGTCGTTCGGCCTGCTAGTAGCGCTGGCGCGGACCGTGGACGAGACCTACGGCACGGACCTGGTGGCCGTGATGTACATCGAGGACGCCTCCTGGGACGTCATCGAGGAGCGGAACCGTCGGCTGAACCTGGTCCTGTGACGGATTGATCCAGGCCGGCCGGGCGCCACGCTGGCGGCATGGAATCCGTCACGTTCCACGTTCCCGGCCAGCCCGTCCCGCAGCCCCGCCACAAGATCAGCACGCGCGGCGGCTTCGGACGGGCGTATATCCCGGCGCGGCACCCTATCCACGCGTATCGCGAAGCTATCGCCCTGGCCGCGAAGCTGGCGGCGAAAGAGCGGAGGGAGGGGGGGGGTGTCCGTCTGGAAATTTCTTTCGCGTTCCAGCGGCCGCCGTCGCATTGGACGAAGGCGGGCCTCGCGAAGGGAGCCCCGACGATCCCGCCGAAGTGCGACTGGGACAACCTGGGGAAGGCCGTCAGCGACGCGATCACCGACTCGAAGTCGCTCTGGTACGACGACGACCAGGTCGTAGAGGCGATCGTCCGGAAGCGCTACTGCCGGCGGGGCGAGCCGCCGGGCACGACGGTCACCGTCCAGGGCGTGCCACCGTGAGGCGACGCCCGAAGCCGCCCCCGGCTGCGGAGCTCCTGACGGCCGACCAAGAGCTCCTGATCCGTGCGGCCCTCGAGGCGGGCATGACCAGGGACGAGGCGGCGGCCGCCGCGGGGATCAGCAGGAGCCGGCTGGACACCAGGCTCCGCGACCAGCTCGCCGACGTGCGGGTCGGACAGGGCCGACGGGAACGGCGACGGGCGATGGTCGATCCGACGCCCGAGGAGATCGAGCAGCGGGCCGCCGAGGTCCGCGCGCGGTGGACCGACGAGGAGCGGCACGAGCGGCGGCTGAACTTCAGCGGGCCTCTCGATTGAGGGACGATTCCGACATGGGAGCCACCGCTGAAAACCTGCCGGGCACGCTCAACCTCGCCATGAGGGTCGGCGACGAGTTCTCGACGGCGGTCGACTTCTCGATCTCGACTGCCTCGTACTCGTGGGCCGCGCAGGTCTACTCGCTGCTGACCGGCGCCACGCTCGCGACGCCGACCGTCACGGTCACCAACGCCAACGCCGGGCAGCTCTCGGTCTCGCTGACCGAGACCCAGACGACCGACCTTGGCCGCGGCTCGTACGGCTGGAGGCTTGAAGCCACGGCACCGGGCAGCGTCCGGCGGACCTGGCTGGACGGCATCTGCGAGGTCGTCGCGTGAGCGTGAACGTCACGGCCAGCTCGTCCACGATCACGGCCACGGCCACCGGGACGGCGGTGGAGGCCGGCGTCAGCTCGTCGACCGTCTCGGCCTCGAGCTCGGGCGGCGTCGGGCCGCAAGGCCCCGCCGGACCGACCGGACCAGGTGGCAGCGACGGCGACGACGGGTCGTCCGGTGTGGTTAGCGTCGTCGCGCCTATAACGAACACCGGCACCAGCTCGGAAGCGACTATCGGGCTGTCGTACGGGGGCGGCCTGGGCGTCTTCGAGGGGAACCTGATCGTCTTCGGCGTGCCCCAGTCGTCGGTCACCGGGCTCGTAGACGCCCTGATCGGCAAGGCGAACGCTTCCCACGCCCACGGGGCGATCACGGCCAGCGGCGCTATCGGAACGACGTCCGGACGGATCGTCGTCACCGGGGCGAGCGGCGTCCTCACGACGGCCGCCACGATCTCGCTGTCGCAGATCTCGCAGTCGTCGGCGACTACAGGCCAGGTCGTGGCGTGGAACGGGACCGCCTGGGCTCCCGCTGCGGCTTCCGGCTACACGCTGCCCAACGCCACGACGTCCACGCTCGGAGGCGTGATCGTCGGCACCGGCCTGGGCGTCGCGAGCGGGACCATATCGGTCTCGTTCGGGACCTCGAGCTCGACGGCCTGCGTGGGGAACGACGCCAGGCTCTCCGACAGCCGGACGCCGCTGGCACACACCCACGCGATCGCCGACGTTACGAGCCTCCAGACGACTCTCGACGGCAAGGCGGCGTCCAGCCACGGGCACGCCATTGCGGACGTTACGGGACTCCAGACGGCCCTCGACGGCAAGCAGGCGTCCGGCAGCTATGCGGCGGCATCGCACACGCACGCAGTCGGGGACCTGACGCAGAGCGGAGCCACGACCAACCAGGTGATCCAGTGGAACGGGTCCGCGTGGGCACCGGCGACCGTTTCGGGAGGAGGGGGGGGGAGTACCTCGGCCTCCGATTTGACGAGCGGCACGCTTAACGACGCCCGGCTCTCCTTCGTGCCCTTCCACCCGTTTCTCCTGATGGGAGGCTGAACCATGCCCCAGACGCACAAGGTCCTCGGACAGTCGAACCCGGCGGCCACGACCGCGACCACGCTCTACACCGTGCCCAGCTCAACGTCGACGATCGTCTCGAGCCTGACGATCGCCAACCTGGCAAACACGAGCACGACCTACCGGATCGCGATCCGGCCGGCCGGCGCGACGCTGGCCAACTCGCACTGGGTCGCCTACGACGCCTCGCTGCCAGCAAATGACACGACCATCCTGACCTTCGGCGCAACCTTGGGCCAGACGGACGTCGTCACCGTCTACGCCGGATCGGCTAACGTCACGTTCTCGGCCTTCGGAGTCGAGATAACGTGACGATCAGCGCCGCCTCGACCAGCCTCGCGAGCGCCCGCGACCTGCGGCAGCCGATCAACAGGACGGTCCGCGTCCTGGTCGTCGGCGGCGGCGGCCCTGGCGGGCAGTCCGGCATCCGCCCGGCCGGCGGTGGCGGCGCCGGAGGCGTGATTGATACGACGCTCGTCGTCCAGATCGGCACGGCCTACACCGTCAGCGTCGGCGGCGGCGGAGCCGTAAGCAATACGCCTCCAGCGACCGGCACGTTCTCGCGGTTCGGACCGCTCGCGGCGATCGGCGGCGGGGGCGGCATCAACGGGAACATTCTGTCGAGCGGCGCCAGCAGCGGCGGCACGCACGCAGGCACGGCCTACGCCTCGCTCGTCACGACACAAGGAAACATCGGCGGCACCGGGGCGTCCGGCAGCCGCGGCGGCGGTGGCGGTGGCGCTTCGGCCGCAGGCGCGAACGGGGCCACAACGACAGGCGGCAACGGCGGCAACGGGGCGAGCTCGACCACGCCGGCGGCGACTACGACCTACGGCGGCGGCGGTGGCGGCGGCGGAACCGTTGGCGGCTCGGGCGGCACGGGCGGCGGCGGAACGGGCAGCTCGAGCACCGGCCCGGTCAACGCGACAGCCGGCAGCCCAAACACGGGCGGCGGCGGTGGCGGCGGTGCCACGAGCGCCGGCACGACGGCAGGAGCAGGCGGCAGCGGGATCGTCGTCCTCCGGTTCAATTCCGCCTTGAAGATCACGATCGGCGCCGGCCTCGTGTCAACGACGACCGCCAGCGGCTCCGACACGATCGTCGAGATCACCGGCGGCACGGCCGATACCGTCACCTGGAGCTGACCAATGGCCCACTACGCCTTCCTG